CTCGTCCTTGTACTTCTCGCGGAAGCCTTCAGGCATCTGTACTTCGCGAAGCTGCCAGCCAAACCCGACGATGTTTGTCACCATCGCCGCAATGTTCTGCCCTAGCTCCGTACTGCGTTCTTTCTGGTGAGAGAGCTGTTCCAGGTTGTAGCGGGGTGCGATCACCCCGTGCTGTGTGAATCCCTGCGTGGCAAACGGGTCCCTCTCGTCCGCGTTAGACGTCGGCCCGGGGACCTCTTCTGCTAGCCTTGGAGAGGGATCCTGCTTGCGGATGTCGTCGCTCTCACCGCCGATAAGGGTCGCCCTAAGCTGCACCTTTCGAGGGCGGCCTTTGTTGTCGATCGCGTCGAGCTTGATTACTTCGGCTTTGCGCTTCACGGTGCCACCCCCACGAAAGCAGGAGCGGCACCTCCCGCCCCGCTAGCAGGAAGGAAGGCTGATGCCCTTCGGGCTAGCCTTTGATGGTTGCCAACGCAGCAGGATCAACGGTAGTGGCATAGTTCTCATCCAATTGAGAACCGGCCACCGCGAGGTTCTGCGCGGTAAAGTCCGTGTCCAGCTTCGCTGTCAACGTGGTGATGGCCGTGCGTATAGCCGCTAGATCATCTGCGATGTCCCGCAAGGTCGTCGCTAGATCGGGCGTGCCGTGGCCGTCTGCCAGGTTGGATCCCCCGTCGCCAAACTCCGTGGTGATCGTCGTCATCAGATCTCTCCTAAGCAGCCGCTACTAACGCCGCTGCGGTTTAGCGGTTACTCGTAAGCGATCCACGCGAGGACTTCGGTGGTGGTGTCGTTGATGTGTGCCAGCGCGCCGATCCGGAACCCCGGGGGGTTGTCTCCGCTAGCGTCCAGCGGGGTGATACCGTCTGCCGTCTCCAGTGAACGTGTCCCCGCCTCGATCGTCTGCTCGGCGTAGCCGTTGGCCAGGCCCTCCCACCAACGGATCGTGACGTTGTTATCGAGGTTCATCACCTCTACCAAGCGAGGCTTGAAACCGACCGTCCGGATATCCAGGTTTGCGCCCGTGGCGACGACCTGACCGATCGCGATCCTGCTTCCAACCGTGCTACTCATATCGCATTCCTCCTGCTAAAGGGGTTGTTCCCTTGTGCAAAACAGAGCCTAGGATACCACGCTGCAAAAAGTCAAAGCAAACCAACCTCTCTAGCCCGCCTCTTCCTCACACCCCTGAGCCCCATAGTCACCGCGATGTCAAAAGCATCGAACACGTCCTTTGGCCCATTAGGGAACGCGCACATGCGCCGGATGAACTTGTGGTGCTGACGCTTCACCTTAAACGGCTTGCCGGTAGCTACTGTTGCTAGCTGCTGGGCGCGAGCTACCTTGTCTTTCTGGGTGTACACGGGCCAGACGGGGATATCGGGGAACGTCTCCTTGACCTGTTGAGTCATCACGATCTGGTACGCGTTAGACTCTACCCCCACGCGCACCGTATCAGGGTGCTCGTCAAACCTGGCGCCGATAAACGTCACCTGCCTAGGAAATGGTAGCTTGGTCTCTCGGAACTCAACCAGGTATACGTCCCGCGTCGTTTTGTCCACTGCGATCGTGGCATGCGCAAAGAAGTCATGCTGTGCACGCTGCCCTGCTGCCAGATCGACGCCCTGCCATTTGAAGTAATCGGCGGGGAGCTGTTCGTAATACTCGAAGTGCTCCTCACTGAAGATGCCGCCCAACGACACGCCCGACCGACACATCCACTGAAGCTCAAACGCCGACAGGTTGCCGCGCCGGATACGGTGCATGCGCTCCGTAGGGAACCGGTCCTCCCAGATCGACTTGTCGTCCTCGTCGAGGATACCTAGCGTGTAGGTCGCGTTCTTGTAGTCCTCTTTGGCCAGGTGCCCGTAGAAGTCCTCCTCGTGCCACCGGGTACCAATCACCCACAGCTTGCCGTCCGGCTCCAAGCAGGGAAGCAAGGTCTTGTAGAAGTAGTTTTGAACCTTCTGCCGTTGCCCCATAGTCACCGAGTTCTCCTCGGTGACCATGTCGTCACAAATGATGATATCGAAGTGCCGACCGGGTAAGACTGTATCGGTACCCGCCGTCGTAACCGTAGCTTCTACCGCAAAGCTGGTGCGGCGATTGACAGTGATCTCCGAATCTGACCACTTAGGGGCATTGACAGACAAGTCACCAAACGTAGCGATTAGCTCCTCGTTGCGCTGCAGGTGACTCTTCACGCCTCGGAGGAAAGTCTTAGCCTGCTCCGCCGCATCAGACACAAAGAGGATACGGATATTGGGGTTACAAACTATCTCGAAGAGGGCGCGGCCGATCGTCAGGTAGTTCGTCTTACGCGCACCACGAAACGCAAGAATCAACCCTTCATCCACGCTGCCCTGAAAGGACATCATGTCCTCGTGAAACCACATGGGCGCGTCGCCGCCCATCACATACTCTGCGAAGAGGTCTAGCCGCCCGTGCTCCAACACGAGGCGCCGGGTCATCTCACGGCGGGACTCCTGCGTCTGCTCATACTGCTCAGCGTACAGGTATTCGCTAGGCCTGGGCCTTCGCTTTGCGGCGGCGCTCATTCTCTTCCACTTGCAGCTCCGAAGCGACGGCTTGGAAAGCTATAGCAAGCTCGTCAGGGGTAGCCCCAGCGCGCTTCAACCGCTCGGTAAAAGCACGCACACGGGCGCTAATGACACGGCGTCTGTCCGCCCGAATCTTAGGTAGGGATGCCTCGTCCTCTTGGCGCAACAGCTCTCGGATCGCGGGCAGATCAAGCCCGTTGTCGGTGAGCACACGGCGTACCTCATCGAGGTCCCGATCATCTTCGACCGTCATACCGTTGCTTCCAACCGATACAATTCTCGGTCGTACCACGCCGTCACCTGACCTTTGAAAGGCCAGGCCCAACCGTAGTTCGCTCCAGTGAATTGACCGACCCACCACTTCTTTGCCTCGCTGCTGCGTGCCCATGTCCTATTAAGCGCCCACCAACACCGCAGCGTCTGGATGTAACCGGCTCGCTCGAACCGCGCCCGGAAGTACGCGAGCCCCACGGGCAGAAACACCATGATGTAGAGCAACACGAACAAGAAAACGCCATAGCGTCTGAACTGTCGTAGGTGCTCCCTCTCGTGCATCAAACATGACCAGATCCGATCGTCCCAGCCGGGAGCTGCTACCTGTATGCGATCCCACTGGCTATCGCTCCAAGCAACAAGGTCCCGCCCCGTAGTTGTGAAAGAGCTAAGGAACTTCCTGTTAGCCCCAAACGTCACGACGCATAGCAGAACGTGTAGCAACTTCCAATACCAATGGTCCCTCTTTCTCTGCATCACCAGATTCGGGAACTCCCTCCGCAACTCCTCGCAGAGTACCTCAAGGCGACTCCCGTCAGGTGGCATTAACACGACGTTCCCAAAACGATACGTTGTCATCCCTGCGACTCCAGCTCCATCAGCGGAAGCGCGGTCAAGCTAAGCGACTTGGTTTTACCGTTAGTGTCCCTCACGTTCGCGTCTCTTTCGAGGGTAACGGCCACCGTCACCTTCAGCGACCTCGGCGCGTCCTTCTTCATCTGGTACAGCCGTCGGCAGAACTCCTTCACCTCGTGCTCCGTCTCGAACGCGTATACCAGTGTCCGTTTCATACCCCTTCAAGTACCATGCCTCAGCGACGAATACAACTTAAATCGGGTGCATGCACCAACGCCTTGAAATACACCCAGTTTATGTGGTATGGATTACCCCATGCCGGTGGCATTGAAAGACAAGAGCGTCCCTTCTCCTCGTCGAAACGGGAGGAACCTACAATACACCGCCAACTTCAACATCGGGACGCAGCTCCTTGAGCGTATCGATTTTGCGGTGATTGATTCCGAAACTTATAGCCGCAACACCTGGCTGCTAGAAGCGATACAAACCTACCTCCAAGCTGACGAGCCCCTCCCGCTGCCAATCACCGCAGAGCAGCTCCTTGCCAACAAGGTACAGGTTCAACTGCGCATCAGTGGGTTGATGCTAGAACTGGTCAACGAACGGTGCGTCGAGCGGGGGGTGACTAGAACGACCTGGCTCTTGGATGCCTGCCTAAGCAAGCTAGCAGCGGGCTAAGCCACCGACCGCTTGCGGCGCACCTCGTACCCCAAGAAAGTGATCGACAGACAATGGAACTCATTGTCGGAAGACTGCCGCACGATCTTTTCCTCAACGCGATAGTCGGGGTTGTCCTTCAACCACGCCGTTACTACCTCCCCCAGCTTCTCCCGGTCCCTGGCTTTCGTCGCGCTGAACACCTTCACCTTTGTTATCCTGCCGTGCATCGATTTTCTCCTGTAAAAGGATTTCTGCCCTCAGTGCCCCAAACTGTTTCAACGCTCTAACGGCCCTGGCCTCCGCTTCTCTAGCGCGCTTGTCCGCCTTATGCGTCACCTGCCTGAACCTCTTACGCACCTCCTTAAGCCGCGCCCCTAGCGCCGCCGTAGCATCGGCGCACTTGCGGGAAGCTGCTAGGGCGCCCCTCTCCGCCTCCTGTCGCAACACCTCGGCCTTCACTTGCAGATCAAGCGCCTGACGCCTAAGCTCTTCCGCTTCCCCCAACAACCTCCCGGCGCGCTTATCCAACCCGACAGCCTTGGACTCCCCCGCCCGTGTACGCTCCTGCTCCTTCGCCTCAACGCCCTCGTGCCATTCCCGCTCTAGCACCAACGCCTCTATTTCATCCTGCAACGGATGCACCAGTAGCTCCATGCGCAGAGCTTCAGCCGCAGCCGTTTCTTCCTCGTATCTCTCCTTGAGCTTCGCTGCCCGTAGCAGCTTAGCTTCTCGGATCTTCTTGCTAGTCGCTTTCGCTACTGCGTCCTTGTCCCTTTTCATCTCACCTCCCGCATAGGGTTGCAAACTTTGCAACCCTATCACTCTGGGCCGGACTCCTCTGCCTCCTGCTGCAACCCGGCTCGTATGAATCTCCTGATAGCGACCGACCGGTTGTCGTCATGCCCCTTCTTCGCCCTCACTCTTACATGCTTGTCGAGTCTGCGCAGGAGCACAGGAGACATCCTTAGAATGATCGTCTTCGTCTTCTTCGCGATCTTTGCCATCTATCTCTCCTTCGATCTGGGGAGGCCTGTACTCTGGTAGGAAGATTGCTTGCCCAGCACGCCAAATTCTCACCTTGCCATCCTCCCCTACCACGATCGTGTCACGGGCTGGCACATGCTGGACGAGTCTCCCAGTCGGCTTACAGGTGATCTTGAACGTGTAGTCACTCATCGCTATCTGCTTACCTCCCGCTTTCTCTCTTGCACTGCGGGCACAGATGCCCGCGCCCGGTTGTCGGCCCGCCGCACTGCGGGCACTTGTAGCTCACCCATCGCCGACCGCCGTATCCCGTCTCCTCACGCCGGTAGCAAACCACCCCACAAATTTCACATCTGTACCTACCTCGCCACCCAACGATCGGCTTGAGATCATGGTGCTCGGGACAAGGTGTCCACTGCATCTCCTGCTCCTCCCTACTCTCGGCTGTAGCCCGTCAAGTCAAACGTTGCACTCTGCGGCGTGGCATCCGGCGAGCAATAGAAGTAGCCCGGCCACCAGCAGCCAAACACGAACGTGGGCGGCTTGAAGCAAACATACCCCCACCGACGGGTGCGCACGTTGACGGCGCAGTGCATAGCATTGAACCCGTAGATCGTCACCGGCCCGACAGTAATGTGCCCGCTGAGCCTGTCCTCGATCGCCCGCCACAACGTGCTATGCACCCACAACCACTTAGTGGCTCTAGCCACCGTTTCTCTCACTATCACTTTGCCCTCCTTACTTTCGCTTTCGCCCATAACACGGGCTCCTCTTCTCTAGCCACGCCTCTGTCGCTACCCGGTGGCGCTCGATCGATTCTTGCTCAGTCATTCCGTCTTCCTCCGCTCGAGCTCAGCCTCGAGCACCTCCAGGGGCAACCGCCCCGCCATCCCCTATCGGGTGATGCGGTAGCCGAGCGCAATGATCGCCTTGAGCGTCTCACTCGCCATCTGACGGTCGTACTCTTTTTCTGACTCTGGCAGCTCGTTGTAGGGCACCAGGCAGGGGTGTTCTTTTCTATCGTCGTTACGTGTCGACCCGTAGGTCCAACCGTCGTTCATGCGTTGGACCGCCCAGATCTCATGGGCGTTTTCTGCAAGCCGTTCGGCTACCTCGACGACTTCGTCCGGCAGCACAATGTTCGATGTGTCGATCGGCTTGGGGTCGTACATCGGTCCCTCCCGGTGGCTTGTGGGCAGTGGCTGGTAGCTCTCTCCTTCATTGACTCCCATCGGTGTTCTCCTCCTTGGGCGGCTCGGTGCTCTTTTCTTGTTTGGC